CATCAACCACCTCAAGCGTCTTGGCGGCTACACCGACTGCGGTCAAGGCGGCGTACGACCGAGCAGATACGAAGGTCTCAGGCGTCACAGGAACTGCGCCTATCGCATCGTCAGGTGGCACGACGCCAGTCATCTCTATTGCCGCCGCTACGACCTCCGTCGTCGGCGCAGTGCAGCTCTCTGACTCGACCTCAACGACGTCAAGCGTCTTGGCCGCGACGCCAACCGCAGTGAAGTCAGCCTATGACTTGGCTGCCGCTGCAATCCCGAAGACCCTGACGACAACGACTGGCGACATCATCTACGCCTCGTCTGCCAACACGCCTGCTCGATTAGGGATCGGAACTGCAAGCCAGGTCTTGAGCGTGTCCGCTGGCGTGCCAGCGTGGACGACACCAAGCGGTGGCGGCGGATTTTGGATTGACATTGCGTCAGCCGTCGCAGGCACCGCACTCGGGCTGACAAGCGCAGCGTATGCGGTGACGAACGCTGGAGAAGACACAGAAATCACGATCTCTGCTGTCTCATCAACATTTACGGCCAACACTTCAAGGAGGATTACTGCGACAGCCGACATTGGGTCCATCGGCATTACTGCCGCTTCAACCTGGACTGCACGAACCTCGCAGTTTGGAGCAAACGGCGTTCGGGCTGCCGCCTATGGCAATGGCCTTTGGGTCACAACTGGAGAGGGCGCGACATTAGCCACCTCACCCGATGGCTTTACCTGGACCACAAGAACGTCACAGTTTGGTGCCGATCAGGGCAACGGCGTCGTCTATGGCAACGGCGTCTACGTTGCGGTCGCTAATACTGGAAAACTCAGCACTTCCACCGACGGTACGACCTGGACATCAAGGACGTCAGGATTCTCAACAGACGGCATCTTTGGCGTGACCTACGGCAACGGCGTCTTCGTTGCTGTCGGAAACTCAGGCAAGCTGACTACCTCGACAGACGGTACGACCTGGACAGCGAGGACCTCGCAGTTCACCGCCACCCCCATCTACGCCGTCACCTACGGTAACGGCGTCTATGTCGCTGTCGGTGGCTCAGGGAAGTTGACTACCTCCACCGACGGAACAACCTGGACAGCGAGGACCTCGCAGTTCAGCACCACGGACATCTACGCCGTCACCTATGGCAACGGCGTCTATGTCGCTGGCGGTGGCTCAGGGAAGATGTCAACGTCAACTGACGGTACGACCTGGACATCGCGCACCTCGGGATTCAGCACCACGGACATCTACGGCGCCACCTACGGCGCAGGCGTCTATCTCGCTGTCGGCAACACTGGCAAGATGACAAGTTCCACCGACGGTACGACATGGACGGTACAGTCGCCTGGGTTCAGCACCACGGTCATCAACTGCGTCGCTCACGGCGATGGTCTCTTTATCGCTGGAGCTGACGCTGGTAAGCTCCGAACGTCTCCGTGGAGCGGAGCCGCCAACGTTGTATTCCAGCCAATCACCTACAGCACGAAGCCATAGGAGGAATAATGCGATACCGATACGAGATTGACGATCAAAACATCGTGAGAGTATGGGACGACGAAAACCCGAACGAGAGCGGCGCACCATTTTTCTACCAGCCAGACCATCCCGACGGACGGCCGTGGGTCAACCGGGCAGAGGCACAGGCGTGGGTGGATGCGTTCATTTCTGAGCTTGTCGCTGGATGAAAGACCTCACTATCCTTGACGCAATGGCCGAGCGGCTCAAGTCAGTTGAGCCACCTGTGGGGTATAGCCTCAGGAACGTCTACGCCACCCCGCAGGAGTCGCTTCCAGTCGTCCCCGCCATCGTCTTCTTCCCCGGCGACGACACGGTCTCCATCGGCAGCGCCAACCGCTCCGTGACGCTGACCGTCAACGCCGTCCTGTACCTGACCCCGATCCCTCGCATGGATCAGAAGTATCGAGACCTCTACACCTGGCGGAGCTGGATGAGGGACGCCTTCAATGCCGACGTGACGATTGATGGAAACGCCGCTCAGGTGACCGTCACTAGCACTACACTTGGCACCGACACCTACGCCGATCAGGACTACCTCACGGTGACTGCGGCAGTCGAGGTGCTAGTCTACGAAGCAATCGCGTACAGCGAGTAGCAAGGAGAATAGGACATGGCTTCACTCGGCGCAAAGGCCCTCTCTCGCATCTCGCTCATGAGCCAGTCGGGCTTCGGTACGGCCGCCGCATTCGGCAGCGCCGCAGGCGAGCTGCTCGCAACCAACGCGGTTGGCGTCATTGATCTTGGCGTGACGATTGATCTTGGCGAAGATGCCACGGTTGGCAAGCGCACGACGATCCAGGCAAGCGAAGTCACCGTCACCGGCAGGAACCCTGTCGTCACTATTGCCGAGGGACCTTCATCGCTTCGCACGCTCCCACTGATCTTTGATGCAATCGGGGCAACGACCAGCGGAACTGCAAGCCCATATTCATGGACATGGTCGCCAACACAGGGCGACGTGGACACTCCAATCTTCTACTCCATGCTCGTCTCGGACGGCGTGCAGAAGTACCGAGTTGTGGACTGCGTGCCGTCAGAAGTGACGATGTCCGCAGACGCCAGCGGGCTGCTGCAAGTCGGAGCGACCTTCGTCGCATCAAGCGTCTCGGCGGTCGGCTCCGCATTCGGCACGGCCGTGCCAGCGCAGCCGATGCTTGCGGGTCGCCTTCTGAAGCTCACCATTGATACCGACTTCCCTAACAAGGCGGGTACCGGTGCGACCGTGTATGACGATGTGCTTTCGTTCTCGCTCTCAATCTCCACAGGCTTCGCCGTGGTCAACGCGCTGGATGCTTCGCTGACTGCAGCTACCGCAGACTTCATCGGCGCACTCGATGCGACTATGACCCTGACTGTTGCCTCAAACTCTGCGGCGATTGCCGACGGAGCGTGGGGCATTACGGAGATCGGTGAGCAGCGATACCTGCGTCTCTTCGGTACAACGACCGACTCCTTCGGCGTGTGGATTCTCGGCTCGTGGGTCATTGAGTCTGTCGTACCGCTCAGCTCTGAGCAGGACGGTCTCGTGGTCAACGAAGTCACGCTCCGCCTCGCCTATGACACTACGTCCGGGAAGTCCCTGGAAGTCATCGTTGACTCGCCGCTCTCAGCGGCGCCGTAGTAGATACCCGCTTGGCGGGTAGGAGGAAGTCATGGTCAAGATCGTTGAACTGGATGGCCAGTTCGCTGGATGGCGCTGCGAGTTGCGCCCTCAGATTTCAGCACGCATTCTTCTCGAGCTAGAGAGCGGCGTACCCGCTCGGGCGCTAGAAGCCTTTGCCAAGGTCATCATTAGCCACAACTTCAAGGGGCTAGATGGTGAGCCGGTAGAGGACGTGCTGGACGCACCAATCGAGGCGTTGACGGCAACCATTGAGAAGTGGGCTGCGAGTAATAACCTAGACCCCAAGTAAGGCTCGCTGCCAGACGGCTGGCGATTGGACAAGCCATCGCCCCGCCGCCCGACATCATCTTCCACATCCTCGGGCAGAAGTTCGGAATGTGGCCAGAGCAGGTGGCGAGCCTCCCGGTTGAAGAAGTCCTCAAGGCGTGGCAACTCCACGCAGAGATGACACCAAAGGAGAAGCGATAGTGGCAAGAACTCCAGCACGGTCAGTCACCGAGTTTGAGGTCAAGTTTGAGAACAGCTACACGCAGTTTCAACTTGGCTTTGAGCAGGGGTCTAATCCGCGTGCCTGGAACCGGCTGCTTGCCCTATCGCTGCTGAACGCAGGGCGCACGATGGTCAAGCCGATGAAGCAGGAGGCGCCTGTTCGCACTGGGCGCCTACGAAACTCCATCAACGCCAAACGCGGCATGTATCAGCGACCAGCCGTGACAGTGGGTCCGCGTCCAGGGCAGAGCCGAGGCGACCTCAAGGGCGCGTGGTATCGCTGGTTCGTGACCTCAGGAACCAAGCCATCCCGCGAAACGAAGAGCGGCATCAAGGCGGTCAGGGGAGTTGCAGCTCGACCATTCGTGGTCAAGACTGCGACGAGAACAGATGTATACAAGCGGGCGCTTGATACTTACTGGTCTACCATTGACAAGTATTTCACCGACAAGGTCTTCAAGGACCGAATCACCAAGTTTAGAAAGACGAGGTAGTCGTGGTCACCTCTGGCGGTCAGGCAGTCTTCGCAGTCGTCGCAAAGGACTCGGCGTCTAAGACGCTCAAGGGCGTCGGCAAGTCCTTCGGCACGCTAAAGAGGAACGGCATCAACGCCCTAAAGGGCATTGCCGGCGCCTCTGTTGCCGCCGCTGGCGCGCTGGCTGCATTCACAGGGAGCGCCATCCAAGGCGCGATTGAGGACGAGCGATCAACGATCCTCTTGACCGCAGCCCTCAAGGCACGCGGGTTTGAGCTGGACAAAATCCTCCCGAAGATTCAGGAGCAGATCGTTGCCTCTCGCCGCCTTGGTCAGTCGGATGATGAGGTCCGCGCTGGCCTTGAAGTCGGCTCACGCTTCTTCAAGAACCAAGAGAGGCTACTAAAGGCAAATGCACTTGCTGCCACAATCTCCTCGGCAACTGGGGAAGACATGGCAAGCGTCATGGCGAAGATCGGCAAGGCTGCCAATGGGCAGACACGCGGACTCG